ATGTTAAGGCAGGTTTGTTTTTCTAGTTCCTTAATATCAATGCTTTTCGTTAAAGTATTTCCAAAGGTGCTTTTGCAATCTTTCATCTAATTCCTTTTGTCTCTTATATTTTATGTATTCCCAAATGGCAAACACTAAGCCTACCAATATGATTAATAATAAATGCTTATCCATTAGTTTCCTTTCGTTAGAACTATATAAGCGATTAATGCCACCGGTATGAACCGCACAATTGTATCAAGTATTATCATTGTCATTTATTTTTCTTTTTTTTGTTTTAAGTATTTTTTTCTAGCTTTTAAATATTCTTTATATCTTGGAGAGTAAACATTATGATCTGATCTTGATATAATGCCTTTATCTTCTAAATCGCATAAATCTTTATAAGATTCAGATCCTTTGAATTTATAGATCATACTTTTGTTTCCTTTCTTTTGATTCGTTAACATACTAAAGTTATACACTTTTTGTACACTATTGCAATAGTTAATTTAAGGGTATATTAAGACTACTTAGAATTTGGGTAATCTATGCAAAAGACCAGGAAAGGGTTTTCAATAATACCGAACAGCGTCATTTTAGACGTTAATTTAAGCAATAACGCTAAGTTATTATATATTTACATTAAATCATTATCTGAGAACTTTAGGACCTTAAGAAATAGCAATTTAAAGCAAAAATTAGGCATATCTACTAATACACTTCAAAATTGTAAGGCTGAGCTGGTTAAATATGGTTATTTAAAGATTTATAGACGTAAGTCTGCTAATTATTACTTTTTAATGGGATCTAAAGCTAATGTTAATAAGATTAAGAGTACCCAAAATATGGGGGGTTAGACTACCCAAAATTTAAGTAGTCAGACTACCCAAAATTTGGGGGGTATTAGTAGTATAATACTATTCTTTATAATAACATTATTAATAATACTATTAGAGGTTTGATTGATTAAAAGGATTTAAAAAGATGGATAAGGATAAACCAATATATTTGTTTAATGGTATGCCTCTGCAAAGCAAATACAATAATAATTACACAAGAGGGGAGAAGATTGAAATTGTTTTACAATTAGAAAACGACTACCAAAATGGCATCCTCTCTGCCAATACCTTAAAGCAAATCATTGAAAACAAATTATATGGTTCTTATACAGCTCTTAAGATTTTAAGTAATATGCAGGAAAAAGGAATAATTAAAACAAATCCATTCACAAATAATAACAAGCCAATTCTACCTAAAAAGACCATTTTTGATTGGTAAACTAGATATAGTATGTTATAACGCAAAGCATACAAACATAACCCTTGTTTGTTAAATGTTGCAACAATTGAAGTGGGAATGATCTTATTCCTTTCCTTTCTATCTTCCCACTTCACCCTTGCTAAGACATATAAAATTATGGCTGGAAGAAAAAAGAAATTAACTCAAAAACTAGCAGATCAGATTTTGGAACTTATTGCAGATGGTTACACAATCAGGGAAACATTTGAAAAGATAACAGATTTTACATGGCAATCTTTTAGAACTTATTTAATTAATGATGAAGAATTAATGCTTCGTTATCAAAAATCAAAAGAATTAGCTGTGGATTTAAAACTGTCTCAACTGGAAGACAAACGAAAAGAGCTTGAGGCTAAGATTGAAAGTGGACAGATTGATGGTAAAGCCGGACAAAACTTAGTTAATCTTTATAAGATTATTGTTGCCAATTCGCAATGGTCAGCGTCTAAAATTGCATCAAAAAAGTATGGAAAAGCTGCTGAACTGACAATAAAAGGGGATAAAGAACAACCTTTGAGCATAAGTTGGGAAAAGGATTAGTTAAATAAGTGTTGATTTTGTTATGATGTTGACAAAACTTGCACATCTTAAACAAGATAGTTACATACGAAACAAGAGAACAAAACAGCAACACTATTGATAATCATTAATTATCGTTAGTAATTCTGATATCGATTATTTATCGGAAAGGAATACAACCTGTTTAGATTTAATAGAAACCAATGAAAAACACTAAATATGGGGGTTTTGATTTACCGATACCCCAATTCTAGGTTTTTGGTTTTGAAAAATATTAATGTATGCTACACACATCTAAAATGGACAATCTTATTTTAAAAACTATGATTTTAATTTTAACCGACAAAGATACTGGCGAACCAGTAGTCGTTACTCACTTTCATGGTTTTGATAATGAAGATGAAGCAATCCAATTTTCAGATTTTTTAAAAGAACAATTTACTGATGAATTTGAAGTTCCAAAAGAAACCCTTCACTAGGGGGGTTTTGTTTTAAAATGAAACAAATTGTAATTCCTTATCGACCAAGAGAAATCCAAAATTTTTTGCACAAAAAATGCGATAAGAACCGCTTTAATGTCATCATAGTTCATAGGAGAGGGGGTAAGACTGTCTTTGCCATAAACCACCTCATTAGAGCTGCTCTAACTAACGATAAACCCTATCCTAGATACGCTTTCATCTCTCCTTATCGTCTGCAAGGTAAAAGCACCGCTTGGGATTATATGAAGCAATTCTCAGCAGCAGTACCAGGAACGAAATTCAATGAGTCTGAATTGAGAGTAGATTTCTCAGTTAACAATAGTCGTATTCAAATCATAGGTGCTGAAAATAGTTCGGCAATAAGAGGACAATACTTTGATGGAATAATCGTAGATGAAACGCAAAACATAAGTCCTGATTTATTTGACACCATCTTAAGACCTTGCCTTTCAGACCGAAAAGGATTTGCGATTTTCATAGGTACGCCAATGGGAAGAAATTGGTTTTATCAATTACATGAACAAGCCAAACATACTAAGGATTGGTTTACTGCCATATTCAAAGCAAGTGAAACTAACATCATAGCAAAGGAAGAATTAGAAGCTGCCAAAGCAACAATGAGCCATGAGGCTTATGAGCAAGAATTTGAATGTTCTTTCCAAGCAGGAATATCAGGTTCTTACTATGGTAACATAGTTGAGGATCTTGAAAGCAAAGGTAGGGTTACGAACTTTGACATTGATTACGATCTTGAAACTGAAACTTGGTGGGACTTAGGAATGAACGATTCAACAGTAATCATATTTGCTCAAAGGCGAAATGATGAGATTAGGATTGTTGATTGTTATGAAAACTCAAGCGAAGGCTTAGAACATTATTTCAATGTCTTAGATGAGAAAGGATTTAATTACATTAAACACATAGCTCCCCATGACATAAGAGTTAGGGAAATAGGGACTAATAAATCAAGATGGGAGACCGCAAGGGAAATGGGTTTAGAGTTTGACATAGCACCAAAACTTAGTGTAGAAGATGGTATAGAGCAAGTAAGAAGGCTTTTACCTAAATGTTATTTTCATAAAAACAATTGCAATAAGTTGGTAGAGGCATTAAAATCATATTGCAAACGTTGGGATGAAAAAAACAATTGCTTTAGGAATAAACCCCTTCACAATTGGGCATCACACTTTTGCGACAGTTTTAGATATGGTGCAATTGTAGAACCATTGGAAAGATCGGATTGGACAAAACCGATTAGAGTGAATACGAATTACATAGTTTAATATGGCAAAGAAAAAAATCAAAACCTCAGACCCAGAACTACGACAAATTCTAAGTGGTCAAATACAAAATGCTTTAGGTTACTTAGGCGGACAACTTTCCCAATCAAGAAGAAAATCAATTGAATATTATTTAGGCGACAAACTAGGAACTGAGATTGATGGCAGATCCCAAGTCGTAAGCACAGATGTTGCCGACACAGTAGAATCTATCTTGCCAAACCTACTAAGAGTTTTTACAGCTTCAGACAAAGTCGTAAGATGCGAACCGGTAACAGGCGAAGATGTTCCTCTTGCCGAACAAGCAACGGCATACTTGAACCATGTTTTTTACAAAGACAATAATGGTTTCCAATTACTTTATAATTTTTTCAAAGATGCACTAATTGAAAAAAATGGTTTCTTAAAAATCTACTATGATGAAAATGAAAAGGTAGAATTTGAAACTTATAAGAGATTAAGTTCTGACCAATACGATTCTTTGTTAGACGATACCAAAGATGAGATTGAGGTGGTTGAGCAAGAAGAAATGGAAGATGAGGAAGCTAAGGAACAATTTGAAGAAAGTTTAAAAGCAATGGAGATGCAGGGCTTAGATGTTTCTGCGGTAGAAGAACCTGACTTCACACTTTACAATTTAAAAATTAAAAGAATTAAGAAAGAT